GTTGACGGGTACACCCCATACGTTCTCTGGTATGCTTTCAAGAACTCATACACTTCTTTTTGCTTGGGGGTTAGCCCGACTTTATCCTGTGCCATTTTGCTTTTCCTCTGCGCTCAATCCTCTGTTATATGAAATTCGTTTCTCTTTGAGTTCTCTTGCCAAGTCTTCAGGAAGCATTTCAAATGTCTGTAGGTTAACTTGCTCGAGTTCTTTCATCTTCGTGCGTTTCTCAGCCGCAGTAAGACTAGAAACCTGAACAATTTTTAAGAGCCAATCAAGATAAGAGTCCCGATAATTAAGCGGGTCTTGATAGGTTGTTGACTTATTGTTTGGAATACAAAGCTCAAAGCTTTCTGCAACAATAGTTTCTTTTTTTCCCGGCACTGTATTTTCAAGGTACTTGTCAAAGATTGACTCAGTTGGCTCTTCCTCTTTTGGCGGCACAACTTCAGCTTCCTCAACTTTTGGCGCAGACAAAGTTTCTATTGTAGGCGCAGCCACAGCTTCTTGTGTCGGTGTTACATCCTTTGGCTCATCATAGTCTTGCGCTTCTTCAGCAGAGATAAGGCCATGTATAACGTCAGGGAAAGCGTCACGGATAGCGTTGCCTCTCGCCCGGTGCTGTAACATTCTCTCTGGGTACGCTTTCCAAGTAGGTCTATTAGCTAACTGAGCTTGCTGTGCTTGCTTCATTGAAAAAGTTCTTTTGACTTCTTCAACGCTCCCGTCAGAGTGCTTACGCTTGATGATACAAGTGGCGACCCCGCCCTGTTGTTCTTCATGCACCCCCAGACAGCGGCTGTCAGCACGCACCATTGCCAGTAAAGCATCACCGTACATACTCGGCTTACCATTTATTACCGCGATTGACTGAAGAGCTTGTAGCGGTGCAAGGCCACATTCTAAACCCCACTGGATTGCAACAAAACAGTTAGCGGGTTTGCCCTGATAATCTTTTGGAACTAAAATTGACTTGCTTAGTTTTTCTGCAAACAATTCCATTTCATTTATTGTAGTCGGCACAAGGCTTTGCCGGGTGGTTACAATACTATTCATTGCTCGTTTCCTTTATTGCAAAAGACACAGATTCATAGAACTCTCCCGTGCCTACCTGTGTTTTTCTTTCCTTGGTTTGTGACGCCGCTTTGATTTGGAAGCCCGGTATCTGTGCATACTCAACGTCAAGGCTATCCAAGCAAAGGGTTATGTCCTCTTTAAGTTTTTCCTTTTCAATTTTAGCGGCACGTTCTGCACCAGCCCACTTGAGATAATCACTACAAAGCAAAGCCAAGTCCTGATTTGATTTTGTCAGGCGTTTAGATATGTCGTGATACTCTGGCCCATCAAAACCCATCAGTGGCGGGTAGTCACCGTCTTCATCAACAAGTTTCCAAAACTCAGCGTAACAGTCAGCCATAATCTCAACCATCATGGCATCCCATTCCACTGGGTATAAGTGGAGCTTACCCTTCTGACACATACACGCAATGATAGCCCATGACATTTCTGCACAGAACATCTGATGCATGACTTGAATTATCCACTCAGGTTTAGGCTTGTCGTTGTGATAAAAGTCAGTCTTTATCTCAACAATTCCCTGACCCATAAACGTGACTTCACCACCATCATGCTTTTTAAGTTTGAGAGGTTCGGTAATTTCAATAATTCTATCAATGCTTGAAGCTATCCTGAACCCTTCCTTGCGGTAGGCTGTGTCAGGTTCGAACATTATTGCATCACCACCTGACAGACGTTCTATTTCTTCGTTAGCCCAAGTTGCAACGCTTGGCTCAAGATGAGTACCGCGACGCAAAGCACGTTCGTTGCGTACCTCATCAATGGACTCGACCCCTGCCCTCGCAAGTTTATGTTTTTGTAAAACTTCATGCCGTGTTTGAAAGCTAGTCTTATGTAATACAATAGCACCCGCTTCCGAGCTACCAATCTCGTGGCCTGTTCTCGTTAATTTTGGCATGGCTCAATATCCTTGAGCCGCTGCACAGTTGTCATCAAGGGCGCAACCAAACACTAATAACCAGTAGGCAAAGTATACAAACAGTATCAACAGTATTGCTTCAGTACAGACTGTACTGTACAGTCTCACCTGTCTATTCTGAAAACCTGAAAGGGCTGTTAACACTAGTATAATATATATTATGCGAATCCGATTTGCACCTTCCCGCACAAAGTTCCATGTTTTATTCATTTTCTACTCCACTTATACCCCGTGTATAGCTGACAAAGGGTTTTTTACAAATGTAAAACCTAACCTTTAGGGTCAAATTCTACGGGTTTTGGTCCTTCCAACAGGTCCTCACGTTCTGCAATTTCTTTAAAGCCATTGGTATTTACATACCCGTGACCGTGACCATATCCACCCATCTCAGCACCCCGTGTTCTGGGGTCTTGTGGGGTCATGGCTGCAAATCGTGCGTTCGCCGTTGTTATGGTCATCTGAGCGTACAAGCACTTATCAGAATTTCTAAGCGTGTTAGAGTTCTTGATTCTTTTTAGCTCATCGACCAAGGCAGAGAGTTCTTCGATACTCTTATTGAGATGGTCAACGTGCCACATCTGTATATCGAGCCTACGCTTAAAGCGCATGACGCCCTTACGGATGTTATACAAAGTATAATTGTATCCCTTCTTACTGTAGGTCGGGTACAACGTGCGTTTACTCATCGTTCACTCTCCTTCTTATCAAGGTATATGTTTTGTTTAGGGCATCAACACACAGCGTTTGCACAGTTAGTTGTGCGATTACTGTACAGCTTTTTCTATTTGTAAAATAGTTGTTGCAATTTCTCTTGATGATTTTGCACCACCGTTTTCAGTCATAAATTTAAACAGCCATTTTGTATAATTTTGGAAGTAACCCATTAATTTTTTTGAAGCTTTTATATATCGTTTATTTTTTTCATCTCGTTTTATATCAAGAATACCGTAACCCTCGACATCTTTAATCATGGTTTCAAGAGTTCCCCTTTCACAGTCTATTAACTGCACAAGGTCTTGTATACTTAACCACTCATTTTCAAAAGTCGCTCGTTGAATGTATGATATAAATTTACTTCTATTAAGTGAGCTTATTGTATAACTCGCGACTTTACTCTCTATTGGGTCATTGATAACTCGCTTTACTTCTAAACTAGCTATTTGTAGGTACAGTGCAGACTGCCCCCATTGTTTATAGAGTGATTCAATCATCTGTTCTGTTTGTTTTGTGTTTATAGCATTCATCTTGTCAGCCTTTCATTCTCTTTATGTAATTACTCACGCTTGACGCATACCACTCGGTATTCTTTGATAAATCTGGATTGCGCCTTTTGGATGGTGTAGGCACTTCCATCCTATTAAGCTGCCTTGCTATCTCTCGTAAGCTGTGACCCTGTTCCAACATATTGGATATCATGGGCCATACATCTGACGCTCTATCGTCAGCGAGTTTGGCTTGTAGTTCCCTACCCTTACGCGCCGCTTCTTCAACGGCAACCGGGTTACCCATTTTAGTAATGACCCTACCCGATTTACTTGTGTAGCTGCCCTTCTCAGCTATCTCTGCTTTAATACGGTCCATAGACGCTTTCGTCCTGTCGCGTATCATTTGTCTTTCCATTTCGTAGACTCCGGCGAGCAAGCCGATAGTCTTGTGGTCCATTGTCGGATTATCTACGACAACGAGTTTAATTCTACCCGTCTTAACCTCTTGGTCGAAAAAACGTAGCGTTTCCCAAGTGCGTCGAGACATACGGCTCAATGAATAAAGCACCATTGTAGCCCCGGTTTTACGGCAATAGTCGAAACATTTGTGCAGTTCTTTACGGCTATGCCAGTCGCTTGCAGCACTGACGCCCTCTTCCTTGAACCACTTGACGGTATGCTCACCGCCATTGAGGTAAGCTTTGATGCCGAACATCTGGTTTTCAACGTCTTGCTTGTCAGTTGACACACGAACGTAACAAGCGAACTTGCCTGTGTGCGGTACGCCGTGGTCAGGTCTGGTCTGGCTGAGTGTCATAGTATCCCCTTTCAATATATATTATGCGTATTTCATTGACCTGTTATTCTGAGAGCCTCTTCATCAGCTTCGTAAAATCCGTCCTCTAATTCTTTTTTTATGTAACGAATGACAGATTTTAGAGACCCTTCATAATAGACAACAGTTGCCTGACTTGTTGCCCAACACATTTTTGGTGGTGCATCAAAAGTGATATTCCACTCACCCCAACTTGTGTTGTAATGAAAATCAAATGTGACTCCGTGCGGCTCACATATTTCTTTTAGTTTTTGGATTGTTTTGTTCATTGTATCCCCTTCAATATATACTATGCGTATTGCATAATTTTTTCGTCAAGAAAGCCCATGCCGCCTGCAATGACGTATGAGCGTACCCAATCACGAAAAGTTTCTGAGCCATCATCAAACTCACTAAAGTAAGACTTCAAAGCCTCAACTTCCAAGTCACTTAACTCTATGGTGTGTTCAATTCGGATTTTCATAATTCAATCATCCCTCATTTCATCATAAGGAAGTTCACGCCAATCCTCACAGCTATCTAAGCCACGATGATTTTTGCCACCCATGTTACCGATGTTGATTGTTCCCCTTGCTTCAAGGAACTTTAAAAAATATTGGATTTCAGATTCGTGAAACTGCTGAATAAAACAACGCTTAGATTTGGTGTAAACAACAATGTTAGTATAATCACATATACCAACGTGTTCTATTTCTTGAGTTTGCTCAAAATAAGTTTGTTCGTCTTTTACGTAATAACCTATTTTGTTGCGCTCTCTGATGCTTTCTATGCTTTCCATAATTTAATTACCTTTCGTTTATACATCGTTCACCTATGCATACGCATATCATGTGTATATCATCTGTACAAGTGTAAAATGTAACATTTTATTTGTACGGGTAATTTTTATGCAAAAATACAAAGCAAAAAAGGTAGAATTAGACGGTCATACCTTTGATAGTATGGCTGAAGCTAAACATTACTGGTTTGGAATAAAGCCAAGATTAGAGGCCGGGGAAATAAAAGACTTGAGATTGCAGCCAGCTTTTCGCTGCGAAATAAATGGGAAACTAAT